GTTGTTCCTAATGGGACGCGGGTAGATGCTCCTGCAATTATCGAAGATGTTCAAATGTTCTCAGAAGTTACTGAATTCTTAGCATGGTATGGTCAACAATCCATGATCCACAAGAAGAATATGAAAGCTATGAGAGAATCAACTCAAGTTTTGAAAAATATAGCTATCTGCAAAACCTGTTTCAAACCAAAAAATTTATGTGTTTGTTCTGATGACTTACAATTACAAAGTTACACTGTAACATCTTGTATTGGTATAGCCATTTGGACTTATTTCACTTGGAATATTGGTTTAGCACTTAGTTTTATTATGATGTATTTATTATCAGTTATTTTACCAAATTATCTTCTCCTTAGAGTTTACTCTTGGTTTTGCCATATTATTGGTCCCAGATTAACTCAACACTTACTACGTAGAATGTATGGATCTTTGGGAGAGAAAATTCAGAAACGAATTGGTTATATCTACCATTTCGGTCAGATTGTTCTATTTTTAACCACTTTTGCAGCTACTATAAAAGCATCAGTGTGGGCATATACCTACGCTTTTTCTGGTAGCAAAGGAGAAGACACTGACACTATTGAAACTCCCCTAACCTATCCATGTTGTGGAGAGGAAGGTTCTGTCAATATCCGAAGATGCGATCAAGATTATGTAGCACAAGCTCGTGTTGATAAGGGTTATAAACCTTTACGCACCGAAAACGAGCGAGGAGATATTTATTATCAAGACAATTATCATTTATCAAATTATCAGATTTCAAGACAGAGCACTTCTTCTAAAGGTCTTTCCAAGACTGATTTTATTGCCTCTATTTCCAACAATATCATTCATTTTTGTATGGATAACCGTACTAAGAAAATTAAAAGTGAATTTAGAGGCATTGCTCTTTGTGGACAACAATATTTATTTAATAACCACAGTGTGGTGAATTTTGAATCTCAAGATGAAGTATTCATTACGGTGATTTGGAATATGCAGAATGATGGTGTTACTTCAAAAATAACGTGTCGTATTGTAGCATCCATGTTAAATAGATTTGAAAAGACTGATATAGCAATTTTAACAATACCACATTTACCTCCGCGTAAAGACTTGAGGAATTATTTTCCTATAAAACCATTGGAACATTGCAAAAACAATGGATTCCTATTATCGCGTAAGCAAGATGGAACAATTTGTATTAATGATGTTTCAAACATTCAATCTGAGAGATCTAATATTCCATTGGAAAATTTTGACAATGATTATTGGTCTTATCGCACCACAACTTTAACTGATGTTGGAGACTGTGGCGCTTTATTGATTGCTCAGACTGAAATGGGATATATAATGTTGGGCATCCATGTAGCAGGTAATATTCAATCAAATGGTGTTTCTACCAAAATTGATTTAGAAAAACTCACCAGTTACATAGGAACTCAATATGTAGTGCAGAATGGTAATGCTATGCTCTCAGCTCCGGGCTTTGAACGTAGCATTGTTGATTTACACCCAAAAAGTCCTTTTCGCTATTTAGAAAAAGGATCGGCGGAGGTTTTTGGTTCATTTGATGGATTTAGACCTTCTTACTCTTCCCGAGTTGAAAACACTCCCATGAGTGATATTTTACTTGACTATGGTTACCAATTTACTTGTGGTCCTCCGGCCATGCGAGGTTGGGAACCTTGGTACAATAATGCCAATAAAATGGTTCATCCTAATGGTCTCATAGACCTAGATATTCTGGAAGCTGCTTATCAATCTTACGTTGCAAAAATACTTGACGGAATTGACTACGAGCAACTAAAATTGCAAGTGCACGTTCTGGATATGGAGACTGCTATTAATGGAATGCCTGGTGTTGCTTATATTGATCCTATCAAAATCAATACAAGTGCAGGCAATCCATTTAAGATGTGTAAACAACATTTAATTGTTGAACTCGCCCCTGATGAAATTTATCAGAAGAAATTTACTTTTGACGATGTTGTTATGGAGCGGGTTCTAGAAATTATTGATATGTACGAACAGTTAATTAGAGTTTTTCCAAATTTTAATGCTGCTTTGAAAGATGAGGCTGTAACTTACGCTAAAATAGAAGCTAAGAAGACCAGATTATTTGCTGGTGCCCCTGTTGATTGGAGCATTGTCGTGCGTAAATATACTCTATCTCTATCTCGTTTTATCACAAATTTTAAGTTACTGTTTGAGACTTGTGTGGGGACCATTGCTCAATCCACCGAATGGACTGATATTTATAACCACATTACTGCTCATGGTAAAGACAATATGTTTGCTGGAGATTACGAGAATTATGACAAGGGAATGTCTCCTGTTGTAATTCTTTCTGCTTTTAGAGTTTTAATTCTATTGGCAGAGCTATCTGGAAATTACACTGAATCGGATCTGAAAGTCATTTGGATGATTGGAATGGACACTGCTTTTGCTCTTTATGAATTTAACGGTGACCTTGTTATGTTTTTATCGTCTATGCCTTCGGGACATCCTTTGACTGTTATAATCAATTCTATTGTTAATTCTATGTACATGCGATATGCTTATCATGTGGTCAATCCACAAAGAGAGTGCTTATCGTTTAACGATAATGTCGCTCTTGGAACGTACGGTGATGATAATGCAGGCAGCGTTGATCGTGACAAAGCTCCATTTTTTAATCACACTACTATCCAAAAAGCTTTGAAATCTATAGGTATAGGATACACAATGGCTGATAAAACAGCTGAGAGTGTCCCTTATATATCAATAGAAGATGTTACCTTCTTAAAACGTAGTTGGGTTTTCAATGACGAATTAAATTGTTACTTAGCTCCTCTTGAACACGAATCGATAGAGAAATCATTGATGACTTGGACACGTTCCAAAGCCATTAGTAAAGAAAATCAAGCTGTTGATGTTATTACCTCTGCTATGCGGGAATATTTCTTCTATGGGCGCGATGTTTATGAACAAAAAAGTAATTTATTAAAACACGTTGTGGATAAATTGGATTTACACCCTTATGTTCATGATGCTGTTTTTCCGACGTACAATTCGTTAATAGAGGACTTTGTTGAGCGCTCTAAGCAATTAAGCCATTAATTTGTGGCTTCGGGTGTCTGATATCACATCCATATAAACCATTAGATATCTAATTGATTGCATTTACTGTCTGAAGACTTTATCTGGAAAATGATCGTTTTCAGAAGTGTGGGCATTGATTAAAGAACACCTGGGCGTACCCCAAATAGTTTATTCAAACTAGAGATGAGAATTGTATTTTAAATATAGGTGTTACTCAAAACATTTTCCGAACTCTAGTAAATTTTAAGTGGAATTGCTAGTTTTATACTCACTTACTAAAAAGAACAATAACAACGGCGTATCTCTTGCCCAAAGAGATCTGGCTTGTGATTGGCAGATCCAATCCGAACAAGTGTCTTATGACACTAGCAACAATGAAGCACAAGACACCATTGTTTCTTTTCATGATGCCGAAATTGGTAATAGTGTCGATATGACTACTAAACCTATTGAAGAAACGTTTACTTATTCAGAATCTGATCTCAAAAACTTTCTTTCGCGCCCTGTGTTAATATCATCATTAACTTGGAGTATGGGGAGTGTTATGTCTTTAGGCATAGACCCCTGGCAGCAATATTTTAACAAAACATCAATAAAGAAGAAAATAGATAATTATTATTTATTTCGTGGAAATTTAAAATTAAAATTTGTTATTAATGCTTCTCCATTTTTCTATGGCGCTGCTTTGGTTTCTTATCGTCCTATGGTTAATTTTGATCCAGCACCTATTAGGGTTTCTGGAGCAGCTCAATCATGGGACTATATGCTGAAATCTCAGCGCCCACATGTTTGGTTATATCCTCAGAACAATCAAGGTGCTACTATGACTTTACCCTTTCTGTGGCATAAAGAATGGTTAGATTTAACATCCAATCAAGATTTATTGAACATGGGACGTATACAAGTAGAAAGTGTTGTCGCACTCCTTAATGCTAATGGTGTTACAACAGCAAGTGTTAATATTTCATGTTATGCATGGTGTGAGAATGTAGAAATTTCAGGTCCTACAGTTGGTCTCGCATTGCAAGCTAAGAAAGATGAATATGGAGATGGAGTAATTTCAGCTCCAGCAAGCGCTATTGCACGCGCTGCTGGTGAATTATCTGCTATTCCATTAATTGCGCCTTTTGCGACAGCTACACAGGTTGGTGCATCTGCAGTTAGTAAAATAGCTAGATTGTTTGGTTTTACCAATCCACCTAATCTGAGTACTGTTAATCTTGTTACACCATCACCATTCCCTCATTGCGCTACCACTGATATTTCAACTGGTATAGAAAAACTTTCTGTAGATCCCAAAAATGAGTTAACAATAGATTCTAGAATCTCTGGTTGTGATTTAAAAGATGAACTTAATATTCAAAGTATTGTTTCCAGAGAGTCGTATGTGGGATATTTTCGTTGGACAAGTGCCGATATACCTGAATCTCTGATTTTCAATGTTGCTGTTACGCCAAAAGTGTTAGAAACTGAAAATGTTGGTTCAAGTCGACATATTTATGGAACACCTATGTGGTTAGTCTCCAGAATGTTTTCCTTCTGGAGAGGCGATATAATTTATAGATTTAAGATCATAGCATCACAGTATCATCGAGGACGTTTGCGTATATCTTGGGATCCTGATGGCGCTATTTCAACCACTACAGAATCAACAACTGAGGTTTTCACCAAAATTATTGATATTGCGGAGGTCAATGACTTTACTGTTAGGATACCATATATGCAAGATACAGCTTATTTACAGACTGGTACTGCTACTGATCCTCGTCAATCTTATCGTTTGGCAACAACTATTTCAGGTTCTAATCCTACTCCATTAACTAAGATACCAGGCTTTGAAAACGGTGTTTTAACAGTTCGTGTTCTTAACGAACAAACATCGCCTGTCGATTCGGCTGATATTTGGGTTATGGTGTCTTGTTATGCAGCTGATAATATGGAATTTGCCCAGTATTCAGAACCCGATCCTGATTATCGAATTTCACCATATGTTATACAAGCAGATGTTTATTCATACGAAGAAAATGATACCATAGATACTAATATTGCTGTGAAACCACTACCTGATTCAAAGCACATTAATCTTATTTATCAAGGAGAGCATATCTCCTCTCTTAGACAGGTATTACGGCGATTCACGTATGGAGCAACCTTACCATTAGCTACAATGACTGGAACTGACCAATATGCAATGACTATAAATCAGATTCCAAGAAGACCAATGTTTCCAGGTTATGATACCAATGGATACAATGTAGCTGACTCTCTTGTAACTCCTGGCACTGCTAGATGGTACAATTGGGTTAGATTTCACCCGATTTCCTTTGTTGGACAATGCTTCGTTGGAGAGCGAGGAAGTATAAATATGAGATTCAATCTTAATAATCCAACTTATTGTAATAGTTTCTATGTAGAAAAAGGAGATACCACTGACGATATAACAATCTACAACCTTTCAAGAGGCAATTATCGCACTGGATCAAGTGTTACAGCGGCTTTGGGAGTAAATAATCTTACTCGCAATTGTGCAGCTTTTCGTTTAAATTCTCCTGGAGGTTTATCATTGACTAACACTAGAACTAACACTGGTTTATCTGTTAATGTTCCCATGTATAATATTTATAAATTCTTATCCACTGCATCATCGTTTAGAAGTCAGGGATCACCCATTGATCTTTCTAGATTTGATTATGTCAGAGTTTGTGCTGAGTTTCAGCCAATCCAAAAGGTTGTAATGGAAGGATCGAATATTAACTCGGGAAATAAGATTGATGTTTATTATGG